GTAACCGAGACGCTGATCTCGAGCCCGCAGGCGACGAGCATCGGAGTCTTCTCTGGCGGCGTCGAACTCGAGGGGAGCTTCTGATGGCGACGCTCGGGGCAGTCTTCGACTTCGTGGAAGGCGACACGCTCACCACGATCAAGTCGCAGTTAGTGGACGAGGACACCGGCATCGTGCTCGACCTAACCGGAGGCAGCGCGGCGGTTCGATTCGTGTTCCGACGGCCAGGCGATGGGGCATGGTCGATCCCAGTCGACCGAGCGCTGACCGTGACCGATGCTGCAAATGGGAAGGTCGAGTACCAGTTCTTGACCGGCGAACTACTGCCAGGGCTCATGCGGCTCGAGGCATCAGCGTCGCTAGCGACGGGAAAGACGATCACGACCAAGCGCTTTACCGAGTTCACCATCCGACCTAGGCTCTAGCCGATGCGATCCATCCGACGCGGCAAGCGAATCCTCATCACCATCGCCGGCCCAGCTACCTTCGAAGTGCAGTGGAAGCGCGACGTTCAGTACGTCATCCCGCTCATGCAGGAGGATCAGAATACCGGGCAGATCATCGCCCTACACGACTTTGCCGTGACCGGGGTCGTCGCGACGGCTCGACTGCGCCCGTTCCAGTCGGAGTTCGCGAAATCCTGGACGCTGAGCGCGAACCAGATCTCGAACTACGCCGAGATCGCGTGGAACATCCTCTCGACCGACTTCGATGCCCTCCAATGGGACGCTGGTCGATTGAGCCAGGTGCTCTATGTCGACTTCACCGCGACGACGAACGAGGGCGGAACGAACTACGCGCGCGCGCTCGAGGACGCTGACGGGAACTTCGTCTTCCCGCTCAGGGTCTACCAGAACATGAACGAGGTGCCGACCTAATGGCTCGCACGCGCAAGTCGAAGGTGAAGGTGCACCGAATCGTCGCTCCTGGCATGGTCGGGGCCGAGGACTTCGTCGAGCGGATCCAGCAGCACGGCATGTTCGAGATTGGTCGAGCGTCGACAGTCGATCAGAAGGACTTCATCGACGACATGATCGCCACGCAGGCGGCGCTCATGGGCTCGACCAACGTCGCGCGCGACCTCGACGCGCTCATGGCGACCTACCAGACGTCGCTCTGGATCTACTCCTGCGTCTACCAGATCGCCAGCAACATTTCGATGGTGCCGCTGGTCGCGGAGTACTTCGACCGCAAGCTCTCGAAGTGGGTGGCGCAGCCCGACAGCGACGTGCAGCAGATCATCGACAACCCGGGGTCGCTGCTCTCGATGCCGGACACGATCGAGCGCATCTCGACGTACATGGAACTCTGCGGGACGGAAGTCGTCGTCGCCGAGCGTCAGAACGGCGACCCGGAGAGCCTGAACGGGCCGATCGTCGGGTTCCAGCCGCTGCGTCCGTCGTGGGTCTGGATCGACGCTGCGCCGCCATTCATTGGCCGATACCGCTACTTCGTCAACGGGCAGTACATCACGATCGATCCGGGCAACGCCGAGATGATCCGGTACGTCAACCCGCTGAACGACTATTGGGGCCAGTCGCCGATCTCGACGCTGAAGCGGACGATCAGCATCGATTCGAAGGTCGAGAACTTCAACGAATCGACGCTCGACTTCGGCGGCGTGCCGGAGGTCGTGCTCGAGACGGACAAGGATCTCGCGCGCGGCAACGCGCGCCGGCACAAGCTCTTGTTCGAGCAGACCTACCTCGGCCCCAAGGGTCGCGGCGGCGTCGTGGTGCTCGACGGCGGCATGAAGCTGAAGCCGATTGGGCTCCCGCCGAAGGACATGCAGTTCGAGGAGATGGGCAAGATCAGCCGGCACCGCATCCTGTCGGCGTACGGCGTGCCGCCGGTCATGGTCATGGACTTCAGCGACGCGAGCGTGCTCGCGAACGCCAACGACCAGCGGAAGTTGTTCTACCAGCAGACGCTCTCGAACAAGGGCCGCCGGATCGAGAACGCGCTGTCGAAGATCATCGCGCGCACCTACCCGTTCTTCCGTGTGCGCTTCGCGTTCGAACAGGTCGACGTTCTGAAGGACCACGAGAAGCTGCGCGCGGCCGCTACCGCGGACTACGGCGCCGGGATCATCACCCTCAATGAGGCGCGCGCCGTCCAGGGGCTCGAACCGATGGCCGACGGCGACACGGTCAAGCCGCCGGCGCCGGTCATCGCCCCGCCGGACAAGCCAGGGATGCCCAACGGCAAGATGCCGATGAAGCGCCTGCACGCCGCGCCCGAGTACAAGGCGCTCGCGCGCGCGCAGTACAAGCGCTCGACGGCGCTGTGGCTGCCGAAGATGCGCGGGTCGTTCCGCACGTTCTTCAAGGGGCAGCGCGACCGGGTGCTGACGGCGATGCGCGGCATCAAGATCCCAGAGCGCGGACTGGACGCATCGGCGGCCGGCGCGGCGACGCAGAAGGCGATCGACCCCATCACGGGTCAGCACTTCGACGACACGATCTTTGACAAGATCTTCAGCACGCACGACGAGGCCGAGCGGATGCTGAAGGAGATCGGCCCGGTGTTCCTGCTTGGGCTGATGGACTCGGCGAATTCGAAGATCGATCAGCTCGACCCGTCGAGCAAGCTCGCGCTGCAGGAATCGCACTGGGGCATCCGGACGTTCTATGCCGGGTGGGGTGCGACGCGGGTCGTGGATATCAACGAGACGACGCGAGAGGCGATCAAGGACGCGATCGAGTACGGGTTCGAGCACGGCTACTCCGAGCGCGAGATGGAAGACGCGATCACGTCCAAGTTCCAGGACCTGACGCGCGGTGGCGATGGCGACCCGGAGTTGCAGAGCGACTTCCCGGAGTACCGTCTCGAGCGGATCGCGCGGACCGAGACGGCGACGATGCTGAATGCCGGGTCGGTCGAGGGCACGAAGGCGCTGATCGCGGACGGTGCGACGGTCGTCAAGTCGTGGCTTTCGGCGCGCGACAACCTCGTACGCGACAGCCATGCGCAGATGGACGACGAGACGAGCGACGACCCGATCCCGTTCGGCGAGGCGTTCAGCAACGGATTGCAGTTCCCGAACGACCCGAGCGGGCCGGCCGAAGAGGTCATCAACTGTCGCTGCACCCTGATCGAGCAAGTGGTCGGAGAAGAGGCAACATGAAGACGATCCTGAAGCGCAAGCCCGGCTTCTTCACGGTGACGAACGGCTTCGTATCGAACCTCGGTCCCGAGTGGCCGGACAAGGCCGAGGTGACTCTCAAGAAGCCGCGCGCCGCGATCGTCTACGGACGCGAAAAGGCGGTCGTGATCGACGGCGGACGCTTCGACGACGCGCTCGCCGAGTGCGAGGTGTCGATCGCGAGCAAGCGCGTGAAGGCCGGGATCGTCGGCCGCGCCGTCGGTCGATTCGGCGACTCCATTCTCTACGAGCGTTCGGCGGACCTCTGCGCGGAGGGCTGCGAGGACGTGGCCGTGCTGCCCGAGCCGAGCAAGTACGTCGGCAAGAGCGAGTTGAAGACGGTCCACATGCGGCTCACGAAGTCGGCGAGCGGGCGCCGCATCGAGGGGCTCGCGAGCACGCCGAACGTCGATCGCGACTACGACGTCGTGGACCCGCACGCCTTCGACGAGTCGCTGAAGAGCTTCATGGCGAACAACCCCATGATGCTCCTGAACCACGACCCGTGCTGCCCGCTCGGCAAGATCCTGGAGTTCGAAGTCCGTGCGGCGGGCTTCTGGGTCGCCGGCGAGATCGCCAAGGGGACGATGTGCGCCGACGAGACGTGGGCGCTGATCCAGCAGGACGTCCTGCGCACGTTCAGCGTGCAGTTCATCATCCTCGAGCGCGAGATCGTCCAGCAGAGCCAGCGCGACGTCGGCGACGACCCGATGGGCGACGAGGACCCGATGGACGCATCGGCGGCCGGCGGTTATCAGCCGCAGATCCGCAAGATCACGAAGGCGGAACTGATCGAGGTGAGCGTCGTCTCGATCCCCTGCAACCGCGAGGCGGTGTTCTCGGTCGCGAAGTCGCTGAAGAACGGGACGGACGTGTCGTGCGCCGTCTGCAAGTCGTCGGACTGCGAGTGCGCCGAGTCGCGCGCGGTCGTCGAGTACCGGCAGGGCAAGATCGCGCCGTACGGCGATAAGGTCGAGAAGGGACGCGACCCGATCATCAAGGCGCTCGGCCGCGACGCCGACCGGCTCGCGGTGCTGGTGGCGCGCGAGGGCGTGGCGCAGTTCAAGCACCACGGGATGCTCGACGGCGACCTGGTCGTGGACCCCGTGGCGCTTCGCTGCGCCATCGGTTCGATCGTGGCCTATACCGACCAGGGCGGCGAGGCGCTGACCGAGGCGGAGCGGCGCGCGGCGTACCACCACCTCGCTCGCCATTGCGAGGACGCGGCGATCAAGGCGCCGGCGCTCGGCAAGGGGCCGCGCCCGGAGGGCATCGCCGAGGCGCTCGCCGGGGTCGATTGCGTCCTGACGTTCGCCAAGGACGACGGATTCGAGCGGCAGTCTGCCGCGGAGACGTGGCTCAAGGATCATGGCCTGAGCGGCGTGCTCCGCGACGGCGGCCAGCAGTGGGTGCTCGGCGCGCGAGGACACGACGAGGACCGCAACGGGTCGTATGCGATGGACAAGGGCGTGCTGGCGGTGGTATACCGGCAGCACGTCTCCAAGGAGACGGTGCCTGTGAACACGAAGAAAGAGAACGAAGCGCAGCCCGTGACGGCGGTTCCCCCCGCAACGCCCGCGGTCGCTGCAACCACCCCTCCCGCCGCTCCGGTCGCCGCTCCGGCGATCGTGCAGGAGCCGGAAGGGGAACGGGAGGTCGAGATCGACGACGCTGACTGGAACGCATTGAGGCTCGCTGCCGCGAACTCTCGCGGCGAACCGAGTCCGGGACTCACTCGGGAGTCCCTTGAGCATGCGCTCACGGAAGTGGAGTTCGAACCGGCCTGAATGAGCGGGGGGAGCATCCCCCAAAGTGAAGATCAAGGTCAAGGAAAAGGATCTCGTCCAGACGTACGGCGAGGTCGCGAAGGCTCTGAAGGACGGCAAGATCACGCTGGGTCAGGCGCGCGAGCAGGACGAACGCATCCGCGCCGAGAACCCGAACATCTTCAGCGATCACGAGCAGGCGACGAAGTCCCGCATGGGGACGCCCGCGGTCGCGAGCGGCGGCGGCATCAACTGGAACTCGGCGCGCGATGCGGCGAACCGAACCGGCACGGGCGAGGATCCGAACGACAACAGGGACCTGCTCCAGAAGTCGTACGAGGCCATCGTCAAGGCGATGCCGAACGACCCGGAGCTGGACCAGATCGGCGACGCCGGCAGCCAGCGGGAGCTGGAACGCTTCCACGAGCTGCACGACGCCTTCACGATCCTCCAGAGCGTCAAGCCGGCCTACCAGCCGCGCGCGTCGAAGCACTGGGCGCAGTACGCCCGCCTCGCCGGCAAGCTGACGAAGAAGCTCGTCGGTGAGAACCTCGTAAGCAAGATCCTTACGACCGGCGGCTCGACGACCGGCGCGGAGTTCATCCCGAACACTCTGTCCGGCACGCTCGTCCCGTTCTTCCGGCAGGCGCTGGTGCTCGGGACGACGTTCCCGCACATCAACATGCCGACGTCGCCCTACAAGCTCCCGCTCGAGGGCACGGACATCAAGCCGTACCTCGTCGCGGAAGCGAGCGACGACAACCCGGCCGGCGTGTCCTCGAACCAGATCCCGGCGCGCACCCCTTCCACCTCGAGCGTGACGCTGACGGCGTCCGGGCTCAAGGTCCGCGGCGTGGTCAGCACCGAGGTCGAGGAAGACGCGATCATCTCCGAGGTCGGCTACATCCGCATGAAGCTCGCGCGGGCGATTGCGGAAGGCGTCGACGACTGCATCGTGAACGGCGACACGTCCGGCACGCACATGGACGCGGACTCGAACACCGCTTCCGACTGGCGCCACGCGTGGCTCGGGCTCCGCAAGCTGACCGCGGCCGGCACGACCAAGTACAACAACACGGCCAACAAGCTGACCGTGGCGAAGATCCTGAACGTCAAGCGGGCGTTCGGCAAGTTCGGCCAGATGCCGGCCGATCAGATGATCATCGTCTCGCCGATCGGGCTCGTGCACCTCATGGGCGACACGAACTTCTCGCGTTGGGACGCGATCGGTCGTGAGCCGCCGCTGGTCAACGGGCAGGTCGGCACGCTGTTCGGCACGCCGGTCATCCAGAGCGCGTACATCCGCGAGAACCTGAACGGCAACGGCGTGTACGACGGTTCGACGACCACCAACACGATGGCGATCGTGGTGCACCGTCCGAGCTTCTCGCTCGGCGACCGGCGCCAGATCACCATCCAGGCGATGCAGGACATCCAGACGGACAAGTTCATCATCGTGGCGACGTGGCGCGGCACGTTCGCGCGCATCCAGGCGGAGACGACCTCGCCGCAGGTGAGCCGCAACGTCGGGTACGTCTACAACATCGACACCGGCGGCACCTTCTAAGTCCTCCTCCTTCTTGGGCTGCCGCATCCTCCGCTCTCGTATTCCAGAGACGCGGGCGGGGGATGCGGGGCTCTGGAGACTTGAATGCCACCGGCGATCGCGACCTCGGCGTTCCCGACCTTCGCGCAGGCGCGGGACTTCCTGCTGCTGCCCGACGGCAACACCGACGGCGACGAGCGCCTTGCGTCGATCATCACTGGCGTCGGTCAGTTCTTCGAGAACTACACCGGCAGGCGCCTCAAGCTGCAAAGCTACGTCGATGCGTTCGTCGACGGCACCGGCTTCGAGACGCTGTTCCTGCCCGAGTATCCGATCGTCTCGATCACGAAGATCCGGCAGGCGGAGGACCGCAACTTCGACGTGATGCCGGACCTCGTCCTGTTCGACGAGGCGAACCCGGCGACCGCGCATGACGTCGTGATCGTCAACGGCGGCGAGTCGGGCGAGATCCAACTGGTGAGCGGGGGCGTCTGGTTCGACGGACCGAAGACGGTGCGTCTGACCTATTCGGCGGGCTACGAGGCGACCGCGAACTCGGACATCACGCTCGCGCAACTGATCCTGATCGCGGACTACTGGAACATCGTCGGCCGCGACCCGAGCCTCGTGGCGTTCGGGCAGAGCGGCATCTCGAAGACGTATGCGGGCGCGCGCGGGACTGGATCTGGAGAGGGCGCGTCGACCAAGTACGCGCTGCCGCCGAAGGTGCTCGCGCTCCTCGAGGGGTTGAAGCGCGCGAGCTTCGAGCAGTGATCCTCTCTCCGATTGCGAGCGAGATGACGGACCGGGTCGACGTGCTGCGTGCGCCGCAGGCGGTGCAGGACGGTGCGATCCTTTCGCTCGACGACAGCGTGGCGGCGTTCGACGTGCACTGCAAGATCTACGAGGTTTCCGCAAACAGGGCGCAGGCGCTGCTCGGGACGTACCAGCAGAGCGCCTTCCTCGCGCACTTCTATCCGAAGCCGGAGATCAAGCAGAACGACACGCTGCGCGTTCGAACCTCCGGCGCGCGCTACGTCGTGAAGGTCGTGCACCGCTATCCGGCGCCGCACGACTGCCACGTGCAGGTCTGCGAACTGACGGCGGATATGAGCACCCAAGTCTAATGGTGATGCTCACGATCAAGGCGAGCGCGAAGAACGCGACGAACCAGGACACGTCCAACGGGATCCGTTCTCCGTGGGCGAAGCAGATCATCAAGTTTCACATGATGGCTGCCGGGTCCGACATCAAGAACGCAGCGGCCGCGCAGACGCCGATCGACACGGGCAACCTGCGCCGGTCGCACGGCTATGCGTTCGATGCGGACGCCTTGAAGTTGTTCGTCTTCAACCGGAGCAAATATTCGGTCTTCGTCCACGAGGGACGCAAGCCAGGTCGGATGCCTCCGATCTCCGCGCTGATCCCGTGGTGCCGCAGGCACATCGTGAACCAGCGCATCGCCAATGCGATCGGCAACCAGGCGGCGTCCGGCGTCTCGCCGAAAGGCTCGATGCGGAAGTCGGCATCGAAGGACGAACTGTCCCAGGCCAAGAGCATGGCGTTCCTGGTGGCTCGCGCGATCGCCCGACGAGGAACGAAGCCGCAGCCGTGGTTCCAGAACGTCGTGCAGAGCATGGGGCTCGGTCGCATCCAGGTCGCCGGCGAGAAGATCGGCGCTGACTTCGGGAACGCGCTCATCAAGGCGATCGCGGGTCGGCTCCTGAAGCGCATCGGCGGGGAGACGTAGATGACGCTCGCCGCCCACCGCATCCGAACGGCCGAGATCGGCAACGAACTGGCGCGGCTCATCCGCGACGGCGCGAAGGCGACGCTCAACCTGAAGGTCGTGCAGTTCGGGGGGCTCGAGAAGGTCGCGACGGCCCCGGTCTGGAGCGACATCCTGCCGGCGGTCTTCGTGAACCCGGAGGAGACGACCTACGCCGAGGAGGGCGGGCTCGACATCGGCAACATCCAGCCGATCGTGACCGAGACGTTCCGGATCGTCCACTTCTTCGGCTATGCGCCGCAGGACGACATCCAGAGCATCGCCGCGTCGAACGCTCGCGTGATCCTGAAGCCGCTGACCGACGATGCCGGACTCGCGACGCTCGGCGCTTCGATCCGTGCTGACACGGCGATCCCGGGTGCCGCGGATCAGATCTCCTGGTCGGCGCTCTCGGCGGTCGAGTGGTATCCGGATGAACAGGTGTTCTTGACCGACGCGCAGCAGCGCGTGAAAGTGGTGACGTTCCGATGGCTGGTCCGGTGGTACAACCGGATGTGACGAGGGAGGGCTCTCGATGCCCGCAGGTCCAGGCTTCGTAGGTCTTTCCGGCGACACGTGGTCCGGCGTCACGAAGGAAACGGCGTACGGCACCCAGACGGGGCCGACCGGCGCTGAGAACTTCCTTTTCCTGAGCGAGTCGCTGCATTCAGAGCGACCGCTGGTCGACGTTCCGAACATCAGCGCGGCGTTCCAGGAGGTCACGCAGACCTTCCTCGGCGCGCAGGTCTGCTCGGGCGACCTCGAACTCGCGATGGTCTATCAGGGCATGGAGAACCTTCTCCTGCACTGCTTCGGCGCGACCACGCCGGCGAGCATCGGGTCGGGCACGTTCACGAACACGTTCGACCTGACCTCGCGCGGCCGCTTCCGATCGAGCACGTCGCCTTCGCTGTCGATCCACGTCTCGCGCGGCGTCGTCGGCTCGGGCGCGACGAACCCGACCGTGTTCACATACACCGGCTGCGTCGTGGACAGCTTCCAGATCACCGGTGGCCGCGACCAGCCGCTCAAGATCCGCATCTCGATCTTCGGGCGCGACGAGGTGATCGCGGCCTACTCGGGCAGCACGAGCTTCCCGACGGCACCGATTCCGAACTTCACCGAGTGCGTCGGGACGTGGGGCGGCACGAAGATCCCGATCACCGACTTCACGATCACCTGCAACCGCAACATCGACAAGGCGCGCTTCTTCGCTGGCGACACGAAGACGAACGAGCCGCCGATGGGGCAGTACCAGGTGACCGGCTCGCTCACGACCGAATGGGACAACGAGAAGCGCGTCGGCGCCAGCACGCTCCAGCAGGACTACGTCAACAAGACGACGCGCGTGCTGGAACTCGGGTTCCTTGGTCCGGGCATCGCCGGAACTGCGCAGCGGTACATGGCGAAGTTCCAGTTGAACGCGGCGCTCATCGCGACGTTCCCGGTGAGCGTCAGCGGGCGCGGGCGCGTGACCGTGCCGATGACCTTCCGCGGCTACGACTCGGACGTGACGACCACGCCGCACGAACTGCGCCTGATCCTCCAGAACGCGCGCAACTTCATCGACAACTGATCGAAGGAAATCCACCCGTGACTCGTGCCGTCGGACGCTCGCGAACCACGTCCGGCGGCACGTTCAATCGAAAGGAAAGGTTGGTGCCCGATGGCCGAAGAGACCCCCGTTGCCGAGAACACGTGGGAGGGGTTGCTCAAGCCGGAGTTCTTGAAGCTGCACCCGAACTCGGCCGTGGCAGCGGCGTCCGGTGGAACGATCGGCAGCGTCTCGCTCGCAGGGAAGGACTACGAGGTCCGTTCCGCGACCTACGTCAATCTCGCCGAGGTCCTGAAGATCACGGGGAAGGGCGTGCTGTCCGGGCTGAACATCGCTCGCGACTGCACCCCGGAGCAGCTTCTCACGATCGTCGCGCTGGCGCTCGAACCGAAGGTCGAGATCGCCGATCTCATGAAGCTCGGCATCGTGAACCACCGCAAGTTCCTGGAGGTCGCCACCGCTTTTTTGTGGGTCGGCGTGCACTCGACCGGCTGAAGCCAGTCGCAGAGCACGACGATCGCGTCAGGGAAGACGGATCGATCGGCTACGGCGGCCGCGCCGTCTCGGGCAAGGAGGCCGATTACGTCCGCGCCGCGCTCGGGGCGAAGCGTGCGGCGACCACGGGCGCGCAGGACGATCTCACCTTCGACGAGTCGATCGAAGTGCTCGCGGCGCAACTCGTGAAGGACGGCATCGGCTTCTCGGAGTGGACGCGCTGGACGGTGGACCAGATGGACGTCTACCTCGCCGGCCGGAAGATCAGGCACGAGAAGTTGCGCGAGACGGTCGAGATCATCGCGCAGCGCGCGCGCGCGGAGAAGGCGGATTCGATGATGCGCTACTCGATCCCGCTGGAATGAACCATGGCTTCTGACACCGAAGTCCAGTTGATCGTCTCGATCGTCGATAAGGCGACGCAGATCCTGACTTCGATCAACAAGGCCGTGGACGAACTCGGCAAGAAGACCGAGGAGACGAACAAGAAGGTCGAGGAGGGGTCGAAGAAGGGCGAGACGGGGATTCTGTCGCTCAACGCCGCGGTGGAACTTACCGTCCGCGGCTTCGAATTGATGAAGACGGCGGTCGAGATCCCGATCGAACAGTTCATGAAGCTGTTCGAGATCAGCGAGGGCCTGGTCCGCAAGTATGACGCGCAGTTCTTGGCGGAGCAGCGGCTCGCCAACGCGGCGAAGGCGTCCGGCAATGCGACGTCCGAGGAGGTGAATGGGTTCAACGAGCTGGCCGACGCTCAGGAAAAGAACAGTCGATTCACTGCGGAGAGCATCAAAGAGGGGATGGGACTCGCGTTGATCTTCGGTGCGAATGCCCAGACCATGCCCAAGGTCACCAAGGCCGCGCTCGACATGGCGCAGGCTGTCGGGATCGATGCCTCACAGGCATTCACAAAGACCGGCCAAGCAGTCGAGACAGGCATCCTTCGCCCGGGCGGCTCGTTCGGCCGCGCATCGTTCACGTTTCAGAAGACCGGCGACGCTGCCAAGGACCTCGCGACGGTCACGGACCTGGAGCTTCGCCTGTTCGCTGGATCGGTCGATCGGTCGATGAAGGGCGGCGCCGCGTCGTTCGTCACGATGGAACACGCGGTCGACGCGCTGGAACGGAAGATCGGCGAGATTGTCTCGAACAGTCCGCAGTTGCTCGGATTCGTGAACACCGTCACGAAGGCAGCAGATGCTCTGAATAAGTTCGTCGAGCAGAACTCTGAACTCGTCGGGAAGACGTTCGGCGATGCGTTCGCTGCGTCGTTCGAACTCGCATCCAAGGGTGCGCTGCTGTTCGTCGCTGCACTCGAACTTGTTGGCAAGGCGATCAGCGAGATAATGATCGTGCTCCACAATCTCTCGAGGGAAGGCATTGGAACATCTCCGTTCAAGGGGATGACCGACGACATTGTCGCGCAGCAGAGTCACATCGAAGACCTGTTCGCGACGCTCGATGCCGCATCGAAGAAGATGTCGTCCCCCGATTCGACTCTCGGGGACGTCCAGAACTTCGAGAACATCAAGACCGAGATCGGAGAGGCGACCGACAAGCTGAAGAAGATGCAGGACCAGTTGAGCGATATTCGGGGCGGCAACTGGTTCGAGGGGCTCGGCGAGTCGATCAAGTCGCTCGCTCACGATCTCGACGAACTCGCGAAGAAGCCGCGCGAGCCGGTCCTCACGACCGCAGGATTCAAGAGCAGCGTATCGTCCGAGGCCGAGGCGGCTGCGAAGTCGATCTCTGAAGCCGCGGCCAACGCCGAGAAGTTCGGCAAGACGGACATGGGTCCGTTCCTGAAGCAGCTCGAAGAGGTGATGAACAAGTCGGGTCAGGCGAAGACCTATGTCGAGCAGCTTCTTGACGCTTTCAAGTCGCAGCAGCCGGGCGACCTGCCGATCGTCGAGAGCCTGAAGAACATGCAGGCAGATGGAAAGATCACCGAGCAGCAGATGCTCGAACTTTCCAAGACGATCATGGAGGGGATGGGGGAGTCGGCGCAGGCGATTCAGCCGGTCATTGACAAGTTGCAGGCACTGAAGGACAAGGCGGCATCGTTCAAGAGTCAGGGACCCGGCGTCCCGATCGACTTCGAGGGCACGGGCGGCGCTGGTACGAGCACGGGCAAGTCCTCGAGCAGCGCATCGGTCGGCGGGATCGGTGGCGGAGGCCAAGCGCTCGATCAGGCCGCGCGCGCCATGAGTTCCGCGATCGAAGCAGCGGCGGCACGACTGACGCAGGCAGGAACCGACCTTGAATCTCCGGCTCAGGCGATGGAGCAGGCGACGACGCAGCAGCAGACAACGATCACGTCGTTCGATCAGGCGATCACGAACTTCGCCAGCGGGAACGATCAACTGAGCGCCGCTGCGACGGCTCTGATGCAGGCATCGGCGGAGCAGGGACAGGTTTCGATCGACGCCGGCAACGCGCTGATCCAAGCTGCGAACGGACTGCTCGAGGCGGCCAACGTGCTCAGCCGTGGGCAGGTGCAGCAATCGGTTCCGAAGCTCGCAAGCGGCGGCGTGGCCTACAACAACACGCTCGCGAACGTGGGCGACGGCGGCCCGGAGGTGATCCTGCCGCTCGACGCGCGCGGGATGGCGTTCGCGCGCTCCATGCTCGGCGGGAACGAAGGCGGCGGCGGCATCCAGGTCGACATCCACGTCGAGCGCCTCGACCTCTCCGACCGCGCCGTCGACGAGGTCGTCCAGAAGTTCCAGCGCAAGCTCGCGGATCGTCTCCTCGAAACGGCGAGGCGCCGCTAATGGCAGGCATCAACCCCAAGTTCAACGACTGGGCGTTCACGAACGTCGGGCTCGTCATCACCTCCGCCGAACTCGACCTCAACTATGCCGCGCGCGGCGACAAGACGCTCGTGGCCGACGGCGGCATCGTGCCCGAGGGCACGCTCGGCCCGATGCAGATCCGGCTCTCCGGCAAGATCCAGGCGAGCACCAGCACGCAGGCGCGTGATTACTGGTCGACGCTGCTGCAGAACCTCCGCGGCACCGGCATCGTGAAGAAGGGTCGGCTCGACCTCTACGGCGACTCGCACTACTACTGCCAGTTGACCGGTGCCGTGCCGATGGCGCCGGTGCCGAGCGACGGCGTAGTCAGCGTGTCGCTCACGTTCGAGGCGGACGAGCCGTACCGACGGCTCAACGCGATCACGACCTACAGCGAACTCGTCTCGACGAGCGACCCGATCCTGATCCTGTCCTACGGCACGGCGATCACCGGCAACGCGCCGCGGATCCCGTGCGTCATCAAGCCGCCCACGCTCGCCTTCGCCAAGGGCGACCTGATCCGCGTCGTGAACAACACGATCGGATGGCGATTCGAGCACATCGTCTCGCAGGCGCTGACGACCAGCGATGCCATCATCATCGACGGAGAGACGGGCGAGGTCTACGAGAAGGGCGTGATCGTCGGCGAGGGCAATGCCGGCGTGGCGCCCTACCTGCGCGGCGGCGTGACGAATCAGATCACGT